GATGTAAGCGGCACCTACAATGCCATAGTCGTTGCTGACGACAGCCACAATCACATCATAGCCAACGTGGACGGCTTGCAGACCGCACTGGATGGCAAGTCGGCAACTAGCCACAACCACACGCTTGACGGCCTCTCCAACACGACCATCACCAGCAATACCTCTGGCGAAATTCTCAAGTGGAACGGTTCTGCGTGGGTCAACAACACGCTGGCCGAGGCTGGCATACAGCCCACTGGTAGCTACCTGACAGGCAACCAAACAATTACCCTGTCTGGTGACGCCACTGGCTCTGGAACTACATCTATTGTTGTTACTGTTGCAGATGACAGCCACAACCACATCATCAGCAACGTCGATGGCCTACAGACTGCACTGGACGCCAAGCTGAACCTGTCCGGCGGTACTATGACTGGCTCCCTTACAATGGGTGCTAATAATATTTATATGTCGAACTCAAATATTAGTGGCGTCAATAATCTCTATATTAACGACCCCGGAGAAGGTATTACTTTCCAAGGTACAACTAATGTAACTTTGGCAGCGATTGATGATGCTACTGATAGTATTATGGACTTTGCTGGTGCAACAGAATTACGCCGTAATAATAATAAAGTCTGGGACGCTGGTAATGATGGTGCAGATAGTGGCCTTGATGCTGATCTGCTGGACGGTCAGCAGGGTTCCTACTATGCGCCCAAAACAATAGGTGTTTATTATGTAACTGGCACAGGCACTGTAGCTGGAACGTGGACAGGCTCAAACTCCGACATTGATTCCTACTACGAAGGTCTTGTAGTAAAATTCAAGATCAACATTGCAGGTGCCTCTACCACCACCTTAAACATTAACGGTTTAGGTGCCAAAACGGTTTATCTTTATGGCACCACTAAGCTGACCACACATTATCCGGTAGGCACTGTTCTTGACCTAACCTACACGAATGACAATGGTGGCTCGTTCTATGCTACGATGTGGTATGACACCACGGACGACTATCGTATTCGCTGGCAGAACAACATTACTGCGGGGGCATACATCCACGGCTATCAGCTTCTGCTAGAAGGCATGGATGGCAAGTTCTACCCGGTTACTGAAGGCGGGGCAAATAGCACTACGAATACGGTATCGACTGCTTCATTTAAGCCGCAGGGCACTATGCTGTATTACGATACCAGCACAGACATTGCGGCTAATGCCACGGCAGGCGGATACTCCCTCTATGAAGGCCTTTACACAGGCACAATGGAGTATTGGTCAAACCGCTCCACGACAGCATGGGCTACTACTGGACTGCCTGTATATCTCGTAGGGTCTATCAACTCCAGCGGTGCGTTCATCCTTGACAATAGCACCACGACAGCGTTCTTGACTCAAGACCTGCCCACCTCCGCTGATGGCAAGGTCTATATGCAGGTTGGTGTTATGAACAACACGACCGACGCTATACGTCTGGCCGTGAATCACCCAATCTTTGAATATATAGATGGGGCCATTCGTCCGTATGCGTATGATAGCGGCAACCAGACCATCACACTGTCTGGCGACCTTACTGGCTCAGGCACAACTTCTATAAACGCACAGATTGCTGCAAATGTTGTTGGCGCTAACGAGTTGAATGTGACCGGAAATGGTACAACGGCCCAATACTTGCGTTCTGACGGTGATGGCTCTTTCTCATGGGCTACTCCAACAGACACTAATACTACTTATAGTGCGGGTAGTGGTATCAGCCTTTCTGGCACTACTTTCAGTGTAGCTGCCGGGACTGGGCTTACACAAGACGCAGGTGGATTGTCAGTAACCGCAAACGGCATTAGTGCCGCCCAGCTTAATGTCACAGGTAATGGTACTACTACACAATACCTCCGCTCTGATGGCGATGGCTCCTTTACTTGGGCTACACCGACTGACACAAACACGACCTACAGTGCTGGCTCTGGATTAACTCTATCAGGCACTACATTCAGTCATTCTGATACTTCTAGTCAAACGTCTGTGAATAACTCTAACGGTGTTGTTATACAAGACGTATCTCTGGATACATATGGTCACGTTACTGGATTAATATCTGCTGATCTTGATGGTCGTTATTACACTGAGTCAGAATCTGACGCACGATATCTTCGCAAAAACACCAACGACACATCGGTCGGCTATATCGCTGCTGAAGGGTTTGTAAACACAGGGGCTGGCTCCCTGTCGATCTTCAACCCGCACAATGCTAACTATGCGACCACGACCTCAACAGTGACTGGTGCAATTAAGATCACGTTGCCAGTGTCTTGGACGAACACCATGATGCGGATGACTATCCGTATTTATGAGTATGCGACCAACGAGGGCTTCGATGTTGTTTGTGGCGGCTATAACTACAGTCCGAGTTCATCTTGGAGCAACCCGTTTGCCTACATCCTTGGCAACCCCAACGTAAACCGGAACTTCAACATCCGTTTCGGTCACGATGGCACCAATTGCTGCATCTACATTGGTGAAACTACGTCAACGTGGTCTTACCCGCAGGTGGCGGTGACGCAATTTGTGGCTGGATACAGCAACTATTCGGCTGAAACTTGGAATGACGGATGGGATATTGGCTTTGTCACAACGCTCGGCACGATAACCCAAACCATCTCCAACTCGGAAGTTGGTCGTTATGTGGACAACCAGCTTGTATTCCATGATGGCTATCACCCAAATGCTGATAAGCTAACTACAGCCCGCAGCATTGCCCTTACAGGTGATGTAACTGGTAGTGCTAGTTTCGATGGCGCTGCTAATATAAGCATCACTGCTACCGTTGCTGACGATAGCCACAACCACATCATCAGCAACGTCGATGGTTTGCAGACTGCGCTTGATGGTAAGTCAGCAACGAGCCACAACCACACGCTCGACAGCCTTTCCAACACGACCATCACCAGCAACACATCTGGTGAAATCCTTAAATGGAATGGCACAGCTTGGGTGAATAACACGCTGGCAGAGGCTGGCATTCAGCCTTCTGGCAGCTATCTGACGGGCAACCAGACCATCACGCTGTCCGGTGACGCCACTGGTTCTGGCACTACGTCTATTGTCGTTACTGTAGCAGATGACAGCCACAACCACATCATCGGCAATGTTGATGGCTTGCAGACTGCTTTGGATGGGAAGCTGAACCTGTCGGGCGGCACGATGACTGGGGTTATTACCAGTACTGGCGGTAGTACTACGGCAGGCGTCATAGAAACTGACGACACAGATCAATGGTGGATAAAGCTCTCTTCATATGATGTAGGTATATATTGGAACACTACCAACAACCATATAAACCTACGAAACACATATGGTAACTTGCAGTATAACGGCAACAATGTCTGGCATTCAGGCAACGATGGATCAGGCTCTGGCTTAGATGCTGACTTGCTGGATGGCCTTCAGGCCGCTTCGTTCCTACGCAAAGACACCAGTGATACATCCACTGGAACAATCAGCGCAGCCACCTTCAACGCCACCAGCACTACCAACGGCGGCTTCCAAGGTATTGATGCTGACACGGCAGCTTCTCCGTCCTTTACTTGGAGTGCTGACCTTAACACGGGCATCTGGCGTCCCGGTGCTGACCAAGTTGGTATTACTACTGGCGGCTCAAATAGGGTTACAGTGAGCACTACTGCTGTAACCTCGACGCTTCCGCATCGCATAACTGGAGGACAACCGTTCTGGGAAAATTCTCAAGCGGTTACATCTAGCTACACAATAACGGATGGATACAATGCCATGTCGGCTGGCCCGATCACGATCAACTCCGGTGTCACTGTTACGGTTGGCGCAGGCGAAACATGGACGGTGGTATAAATGAGCACACTCAAGGTAAACAGTATTGTCCCAGCCAACGCAGGCTCTGAGGACTATTCCCTAGTGAGGGCTTGGGCTGCTAAATTCTACGATTTCGGCATTGAGGGCGACGATTTTAATGTAAGCTCATACACCGATTTGGGAACAGATGTTGGAGTCACATTCAGCGCATCATTTGCAACCGCAGGCTATGCCGTTGTCTGCAATGCAGATAGAGTTGGTTTATCTGGGACAATCGCTAGATTTGCTATGGCGGCAGATCACACGACCTCTGGATTTACTGCGGCCTGCTGGACTACAACCCCTGCAACTAGCACTGTTGGTATGAGCTTTTCGGCACATGGGAGTATGGCATGACCAACTACCGTGTGATCTATGAAGACCCTGATGATCTGGATGCACCAGCCAAGGTGCTTGTCCCGTCTGACAACTGGATGGCTGACGCTATGGCTGGCAAGCTGCCACCGATCTGGGTCTACTGGCAACTACAGGACGACGAGGCTCAGGCCATCGCTGAAGGGCGTCACAGCACCTTTAGGCACAACCCTGAGAAGCTGGCCCTGCAATACACTGCGCCCCGCATTGGCCCTCTCACTGAGGAAGAGGCCATTGAGTATCTGATTATGAAGGACATCCCCCGCCGAGTGTGGGGCAAGGAGCACAACCGGCCTATGTTCAAGATTGTGACCAAGGATCAGGTGCCGAGTGATCGGTCGTTCCGCAACGCATGGAGGCTCGCAGCATGAGTGTCATCAAGGTTGATACAATCCAGACTGCTTCTGGCACAGAGGTATACACGGCAAAGGCTTGGGTGAGGTTCAACGGCTCAAGCATTACAATCTATGGAAGCGGTAATGTCTCAAGCATTACGGACAATGGTGTTGGCATTTTCACAACAAATTTCAGCTCTAATCTTGCGTCCAGCAACTACGCTGTGGGCGCTTGCTCTGGAACCAGTAATGTCCGAATTCCTGCAATCCAGACTTGGACGACTAGCAGTAGCCAATGTGAGTGGACGAACCATTCTGTCGTTTATTGTGATGTGAGCAGTGCCGATATGCTTTACACTCTTTAGAGGAGCTACACATGACTAAAACATTCACGAAAATTGGGGCAATCCTCTACGACAACTCTCTCTGGCAGGCTCCCTCCGACCGGACCTTTCGAGATGCGTGGGCATCTGCTGGTGCAGACAGCGGTGTCATCACCGTTGACATGGACAGAGCCAAGGACATCTGGCGGGAGAAAATCCGTCAAGCCCGTGACTTTGCTCCTCTGGATGCAGCCTTTATGAAGGCACTGGAGACTGGCGCTGATGCCTCTTCCGTTACTGCCCAGAAGCAAGCCCTGCGAGATGCACCTGCTGATCCTGCCATTGATGCAGCCACCACGCCGGAGGAACTCAAGGCGGTCCAACCCGCTGGACTGAAGGTGGACTAAGATGCCAAGCTATATCAGAGGCGACGACAACTTTGACAGCGCAAATTTCGGGCCTAATGTAACTGTAGGGGCCGTTGGGACTTACGCTTGGCTCATGCGGACCGACTCAACTGCAAACGTGACTGCTGGAGACACAGTGGCAGGGTCCGGTCTTTTTTACGCTGCATTTTCGGCGGCAGCTTGGTCAATAAGCACCACCAATCACGCATTTGATGACGAGGCTGGCGACTTGGGCATGGGTCCGGGGACAGATTATAGGGTTAATCCATCTGGAACGTGGAGAGCTTGCGGGACCAGCTCCTCTGCTTCGTCGTATGGCTACTCTACAACTCTTTGGGTGAGGATTTCGTGATGCAATATCGCAATGCAAAATATATCGACGAAAGTTCGGTGCTGATTGACTGCGAGATTGAGCATCCAGTCTACGGCTGGATACCATATACGATTGACCCAGCCGACACTGACATGACGATTGACAACAGCGTCCTTCTCGCTGCGATACACGAAGCTGGTGATGTCGAGCCATACGTTCCGCCAACGCAGGAAGAGCTTGATGCAGAGGCGGCAAAACAAGCCCGTGCAGCTCGGAACAGGATTTTGTCGAAGCAGGTTGACCCAATCGTCACTAACCCCCTGCGCTGGGCCGAGATGACCGCAGAGCAACAGCGGGCTTGGACGGACTACCGCCGTGCATTGCTCGACATCACAGATCAGTCCGGCTTCCCAACAGACATTGCTTGGCCGACTAAACCGGAGTAGCTTAAGTGTTAGGCTTTAGCGCACTATCCCAAACAGCATTTTCAGAAGCAACAACATCTCTTGATGCTATTGTAACTATTACTGCTACAGTAGCTTCTGCTGTTAATTCTGCTGTAGAAGTAGACGCTAAAGCCCATATAGCCTGTGACTCCGTAAGTTCTTCTACTACTGCATCTTCTCTTGACTATGTAGCTATTGCAAGTATAACTACAGGAACTGTTTCTTCTCAAGTAGTAGCCTCTGACTTTGCTGATGTAGATGCACAGGCTAACATTACAGCTACCGCAATTACTGCTGTTATTGCTGCGTATGACTTTTCAGATGTTGATGCTCAGTCTAATATTACACTAAACTCTGTTGCATCAACTATTACAGTTTACGGGCTATCTGATGTAGATGCTCAGGCCAATATTACAGCAGACGTAGTTACTGTAGTTACAGCAATAGAGGCTCTTGATAGCGTAGACGCACAGGCTAACTACGTTGTTACAGGCGTTGCATCTTCATTTGCCATAGACAATCTTGCTGATGTTGATGCACGAGCATCTATTGTTGTTTCTGCCAACAATGTTATGCAGCTTAGCTTTGGTAAAGCTGTTGATGCATTTGACGCTGATGCTAACGTCACACTTGAAGCAGCTACTGCTGTTGCATCTGTTACTGCGATAGAAGATGTGCACCTAACAGCTAATCCAGTTGTTAGCTCTACTACAGCAAGCATTGTAAATAATGCCTTTACAGATGTAGATGCAAAAGCTACAATAGTAGTAACTGCTAATAACTTGATGCAGCTTAGCTTTGGTAAAGCTGTTGATGCTTATGACGCTGACGCTAATGTTACTTTACAAGCTGTTACTGCTGTTGCATCTGTTACCGCCATAGATGTCCATATAACAGCTAATCCAGTTGTTAGCTCTACTACAGCAAGCATTGTAAATAGTGTCTTTACAGATGTAGTAGCAAGAGCTACAATAGCTGTAACTGCTAATAACTTGATGCGGCTTAGCTTTGGTAAAGCCGTTGATGCTTATGACGCAGATGCTAATGTTACTATACAATCTGTTACAGCAATAGGTGAGATAGAACTCTTTACGTATAAGATAGATGTTAAGACAACTGCCTCGTCAGTTTCTGCTTCTATTGTTGATAGTGCAGTTACAACAAATGTCATCAACACTTTCCCATATGGTAACTTTGCAGAAGACTATAGCAGAAACAGACTTATTTATGTATCTGCCTTTGATAAGAATAAGCAGGTATATGTAACTCCAATGAACTTCTCTGTTGTAATTCAGCCAGACCACAGAGATAACTTTGTGTATATTGCAGCATAAGGAAATAAAATGTCCTACAAGTGGCCCGACAAAGATAAAGATGAAATCGTAGACTACAGTGTTGACTGGTCACGCTTTCTTGAAAACGATACTATTGCTGCTCTTGCGTGGTTCATTGATGACGCAGACGGGAACAAGGTCCGTGTCTACGCTGCAGACGTTGTAAACGGTTTGCAGTTTGTGTATCAGACGTTTACAACTACTATTGCTACTATTCGTGTTAGCCTTGGCACAAACAATGTGCGTTATAAGATTACTTGTCAAATCAGTACTGCTGAAGGTTTGCAGTATGAAAGAAGTATCTTCCTGAGAGTCAAGGAGAAGTAATATGGCTTATAACTACCTTAGCCTTGTTAACGATATTAACAGAAGACTCAATGAAGTAGAGCTTACAACAGGTACATTTGTTAAAGGTGTAGGCTTCTATAGCTTTGCTAAGGATGCAGTCAATGCTTCTATTAGGCATATCAATCAGGAAGAGTTTGAGTGGCCGTGGAACCATGTAGAGGAGACAGAGGTACTTCTTCCGGGTGTTGTTCGCTATAGCTACCCTTACGATGCCAAGACTATCAACTTCAATACGTTTAGGATCAAGCACAATGCTACTTTTGGTGTAGAAACTGTGCACTTGAAGCCTCTAAACTATGAAGAATATCTTGACAAATACGTTGATTACGAGTACAACTCTAGTACAAATAACAGAGGTGTACCTAAGTACGTTGTCAGGACGCCCAGTAGAGAAATCCTTTTTGTACCCTCGCCTGATAAAGCTTACGAAGTAGTGTATGAATACTACGCTGTTGGCTACGATCTTTCTAATTATTCTGATGTTCCTCGTCTACCAGAACAGTACAGGCATGTCATTGTTGATGGTGCTATGTTCTACTTACATCAATTTAGGGGCGACTATCAGGCATCTGCTTTGGCAGAACAGAAGTTTACACAAGGTTTGAAGAACCTGAGAAGCCTTCACATTAATAGAACAGAATACCTTAGAGACACTAGAGTACACTTCTAATGGCAACAGAATGGCAAACATATGCTCTAGAACTTAGAGGTGGCTTGAGGTCAAACTTAAGCCCCCTACAACAAGGCATTAACTTCCCCGGAAGTGCCATCTCTTTGCAGAACTTTGAGCCAAGCAAAGAGGGTGGCTATAGTAAAATCAGTGGCTTTACTAAGTATGACCCAGATGTTGTACCCGGAAGCGGTGCTATTAAGGGGCTTAGAGTAATTGACGACACACAAATCTTGGCTGTCAGGTCAAGCGATGACGTTACCCCTGTAACTAAAGTCTATACGGGTAATGGTTCGGGCTGGACTTTACTGCAGACTGCTTCACTCAATGGTAGTAAAGTTAGATTTGCTGACTTTAACTTTGGTGCGGGTGACAATATTGTATTTGTTGACGGTGTAAATAAGCCTGCTTTTTTTGATGGTACTACTGACACAGTAACATATCTAACAGGAGCACCTTCTGACTTAGAAGGAGCAGACCATGTAGCTGTATTTAAGACTACTGTCTTTTATGCAAATGGTACTAAGCTTATTTTTACGGCTCCAAGCACGTATGACGACTTTAGTGCAGCTAATGGTAGTGGCGTTATAAGTATAGGTCAACCTATTACGGGACTTGCTGTATTTAGGGATAATCTTTTTGTCTTTTCACGTAATAGCATTAAGAGAATTACGGGGTCTAGTTATGCCGACTTTACTATGGCTCCCGTTACAGATAAGATAGGCTGCGTAGACCCTGACACAATTCAAGAAGTAGGCGGAGACATTATGTATGTCTCGTCTGATGGCATTAGACTTCTGAGTGCTACTGATCGTATTGGTGATTTTGGCCTTAATATTCCTTCAGACCTTATTGCTAAAGACGCCTCAGACTTTCTTAACTCGTCTACATCTTTTTGCTCTGTTGTTATAAGACAAAAGGCTCAGTACAGAATATTCTCTTACATTGTTTCTGAACAAAAAGATTCTGCAGAAGGTCTTGTTGCTACCATAGCGTCAAATCAAAACGATCAAAACGTAGCATGGTCTAAGCTAAAAGGCATAAAAGCACATGTAGCAGACAGTAAATATACAGAAGGCTACAAAGAAACAGTAATATTCGGCAACGAAGATGGCTACGTATATAAGATGGAATCAGGGTCTAGCTTTGATGAAGCGCCCATTCCTGCTATCTTTCAGACTCCGTACTTTTATATTACTGACCCGCAGATTAGAAAAACATTCTACCGTATGGTAGTGTTTGCAAAGCCTCAAGGAAGTATGGATGTAGATGTAACACTTAGTTATGACTTTGATACACCTACAGATATGGGCTTTGTAAGACCTACACAATTTACAATCTCAAGTTTTGGTCAAGAGATTTTTCTATACGGTCAAACTAATTCTGTGTATGGAAATGACCCTACAGTAGATGCTACATATGGCGGTGAATTATATCAAGTGTACTCTACTAATATTACAGGCTCAGGCAAAACTGTCTCTATAAAGATAGAAGACAATACAACGAACCCATCATTTACTCTTGATGCTGTCTTGCTAGAGTATAGGCAAAACGATAGAAAGTAAGGACTTAAAATGGCAGGATATACACGGCAAGACACACCAGACCACATCTCCAATGGTAGTGTTATTAACGCAGATGATTTAGATGGAGAGTTTAACGCCATTGAATCAGCCTTTGATTCTGTAAATGGCCATACGCATGATGGCACCGCTGCTAGTGGTGCACCTATTACTAAGGTAGGTCCGGGTCAAGACATTACGGTAACTACAGCTACTGTAATTCCAAAGCTTACAAATACACTTAGCTTAGGCACAGCTGACATCCAGTTTCAGGATGGCTACTTTGATGGGCTTGTTCGTACTGACGAACTCATTGTAGACGAAACATCTACACTAACAGGTGCTGTCACTGCTTCTGGCGGTATCACAGGCGACTTGACGGGGGCTGTTACAGGCAACGTAACGGGCAACTTGACAGGTAATGTCACTGGTAACGTTACTGGAGATGTTGTAGGTAACGTAACGGGTGATCTTACTGGTAACGTAACTGGTGATGTTATGGGTGCGCTGACAGGCAATGTCACAGGAGATGTGACAGGTAATGTTGTTGGCGATGTTACTGGCGACCTTACTGGTAACGTTAGTGGTAATGTCACAGGTAATGTTACAGGAAATCTAACAGGTAGTGTAACTGGTCCTTTTACTGGTAACTTGACTGGTAATGTCACAGGCAATGTAACAGGTAACGTTACAGGAAACGTTACTGGTACTGTGTCTAGTCTGTCAAATCATACGACAGACACTTTGACACAAGGTGCTACTAATAAGTACTTCTCTAACACCTTGGCTAGAGGTGCTATCAGTGTAAGTGATACTGGTGGAGATGGCTCCATTACCTACAATAGCACTTCTGGTGTTATTACTTACAGTGGCCCTACAGCTACAGAGGTACGTTCTCACTTTACTGCTGGTGGTGGTATTGCCATTAGCAATGGTATTATCTCTGTTGCAGACGCAACTAATACAGAAGCAGGTATCGCTACCTTTGCTAGTACAGACTTTATTGTAGCAGATGGAAACGTCACCATTCAGCCAGAACGTATTCAAGATATCGTAGGTGCTATGGTATCCAGCAATACTGAAACTGGTCTTGCTGTAACATATGATGACGCTGATGGTACGCTTGACTTTGTTCTGAGTGCTGATCCTACTATTACTCTTACTGGTGATGTTGTAGGCTCTGGGACTATGACAAACCTTGGTAGCGTTAGCATTGCTACAACTGTGCAGCCAAACTCTGTTGCTCTTGGTGCGGACACTACAGGCAATTACGTAGCTGGTGCTGTCGCTGGTACTGGTGTTACTATCACAGGTACTGCTGGTGAGGGCTGGTCGCCCACTATTTCTATTGGTCAGCCAGTAGCTACAACTTCTAACGTACAGTTTGCTAACATTACAGGGACAGGTAATCTATCCGTTGGCGGTGATGCAACTATCACAGGCGACCTGACTGTTACTGGCACCTTTACCACAACTAACACAGAAACTCTTACTGTTACTTCACAGTATGTTACTGTTAACAATGGTCAAACAGGTACACCTGCTCTTGATGGTGGTCTTGAGATTGAACGTGGCACTGAAACTAATAAGCTCCTGTCGTGGAATGAAACTACAGACAAGTGGACTGTAGGCACTGAGACTTTTGTTGCAGGTACATTTGAAGGCGATCTTACGGGTGATGTTACTGGTGATGTAACAGGTAACTTGACAGGCAACGTAACTGGAAATGTCACAGGAAACGTGTCAGGCTCTTCTGGCTCTACTACAGGCAACGCTGCTACGGCATCTAAGCTTCTAACCTCTCGTACGATTGCCCTTACAGGTGACGTTACTGGCAGTACTACATTTGATGGTACTACTAATGTAACAATCACTGCTGTTGTAGCAGATGATTCGCACAATCACATCATTGCAAACATTGACAATCTTCAAACTACACTAGACGCTAAAGCTCTTGGTACTACCAACTTTAGTGCTGGTAACGGTTTGACTGGCGGCGGTACTCTTGCCGCTGATAGAGCATTTAATGTTGGTGCTGGTGCTGGTATTACTGTTACTGCTGATGCAGTGGCACACTCAGATACATCTACACAGGCGTCTGTTGCTAATACTGGGCGTACGTATATTCAGAGTATTACTCTTGATGACTTCGGCCATATTACAGCTATCACATCTGGAACAGAAACTGTAGTCAACACAGACACAGATACAACATACAGTGCTGGTACTGGCCTTAATCTTACTGGTACTACCTTTAGCACTAAGCAAGATATTGCTACCACTGCAAGCCCAAGCTTTGTAGCTGTAACTGCTAACCTTACAGGCAATGTCACTGGTAATGCTAGTACAGCAACTAAACTTGCTACAGCAAGAACTATTGCTGGTAAATCTTTTGATGGTACTGCAAATATTACTATTGCACCAACAGACCTTACAGGGGTAACTTCTACTGCTGCAGAAATTAATACTCTTGATGGGTTCACTGGCACTGTAACTGACCTTAACTACGCAAAAGATTTACGTGCTACTGGCGTAACTTCGACCGAGTTTGATTACTTAGATGGCGTTACTAGCAATATCCAAACTCAGTTCAATACACTGACAAGCAACGTAAGTGGTAAAGAGCCTGCTGATGCAGACATCCTAAAAGCTGATGTTTCTAAGAACCTAACTGTAGGTTATACTAGCACGGCTGACGATGATGGGAACCAGTCTCCTAGTGTCAATGCGGGTTCATATACACCCTCTCCAGCAGAAGGCAACCTAAAGCGTATTGTTAATGCAGGTGCGTTTACGCTTAATGCTCCTACAGCATCTGGAGATTACACAATGATAATCCAGATGACCAATGCAAGTACGGCTGGAACTGTTACTGTTTCTGGTTTCACTAGAACAACTGGTGATGTTCTTACTACAACCAGCGACGACGACTTCTTCTTGTACATCACTAAGATTAACAACTTTAAAACTCTACATATAACGGCGCTTCAATAATGTTTTCATCTCCTAATCCTGTAACTGTAACAGAACAAGCCAAGCTGAACGCAACTTATGTTGGTCAAGCCACAGCTATGGGTAGTGCTATTTCTGTTACCATGAATCCCTCTGCAGGTACAGCTAAAGGCTATAGACATTTAATTGTGATTGTAGCTGGTAATAGTGCAAGAGGGGGGTCTGCTACCGCTGTCACTAATACTGTAACTATTAATGGCAGTCTAGCTACAGAAATAGCCGGGTATCGTACAGCAGATACTAACCCTTCATCTCAAGTACAAGCTCACTTTCAAGTTTTTTATACAAATGCTGTAGTAACAGGCACAACAGTTGAAGTTGGTATGACTGGAATTCTTTCTGGTGGATATTACTACAGTAAGCATTGTGCAGTATATGAAGTCCATCGTAAACCACAGCTTGTCGGGGAAGTTAAATGGAAAGGTAATGCTTTAGATGCCGCTCAGACACTAAGTCCTACCTATGCTCCCGGCTGTATGCTTATTGGGTGGGGTTCAGTGTTAGAAAATCACGGGGCTTTTGATATCAGTGGCTATGAGTACTTAGCATCTTCTATTGGAGTGTATTTTCCTGCATCTTCTACAGAGTGTGAGATTATTAATCCAACCTATTTTAATGGCGCTAGTGGGTGGAGAGTAAAAGATTATGCAGGAAATTACATTTCTACGTCCTATGGTAGATCATATGCTGGCCTAAATTATCCTGCAGGGCGGCAAGGCTATGCGGTAACATTAAACTAAACAGGAAAACCCCACATGTCTGATATTTCATTGACACCAGAGCAACTTGAAGCTATGCTTGATCGTGCTGCAAGGCGTGGTGCTAGGGAAGCTTTATTGGCTATTGGCTTACACGATGAAACTGCAGGTAAAGACATTAGTGACATGCGTAGTCTGTTAGCTGCTTGGAGAGACACCAAGAAAAGCATTTGGTCTACCTTTATTAAGATTACAACAGTAGCTATACTCAGCTTTATTGCTACGGCTGTGTATATGCAATTAGGGAACAAATAATATGGCACAAAACTTTGGTATGAACACAGCACCGTATGCTCAGCCTATTAATCAGGGTAATATGTTTGGTGGATTTAAACCAGACGCAATGCAGCGTATTGCTGGTTCGTTAGGTTATACTGGCGACATGTCAGGTTTTGAACAGTATTTGCAACATAACCCAGATAAGCAACAACGAATGAATTACTATAACCAGATGGGTATGCAAATGGCTGCTGGTGGTTATGTTAAGAAGATGGCTGATGGGGGTACAACTTCTACTGATAGCTACACAATAACGGATGGATACAATGCCATTTCTACTGAAGTTCTTCCTCAACAATATATTCCTACACAAGATGTTGCAGAAGATGCAACGCTTACAGGTATTACAAAAGATTTAATTAAAACTCCTGCACTTCCTGTTGGCGCTGTTACGGTTCCAGTTGGTACTGTTGCTACAGAAGAGCAGTTTATTCCAACTACATCTGGTCAAGTTACTGGTGATTTAGCTGCTACTACTACAGCTGCTACAGCTGCTAAAGCTACTATGCCAAAACAGTTTGCTGCTCCTACAGTTGAAGCAAAAACTGTGACATCTGATGTAGAAAAAACACTAGAAGGTACACAAGCTGCTCAAGGTGAAGTTGGCCCAAATGCTGTTGTTCAAGCACAAGCATTGAATGAAAGTTCCGTGTCTAAGTTAGAAGCTGCTCAAGGCACAGGTATCATGATGGATAATCCCGTACAACGGGAAATTCAATCTGGTGAATTAATTGATGCTGCTGCTAATGCTGAAAAAGCTTCTGCATTTACAGAGCAAGTTCAAGCTGCTACTGCAACTCCTTCCCAGAAGGCTACTGTTCAAGGACAGATGCAAGGTCTTATGGATCAGTTTGAAGGTGGCAATACTCCTCCGTGGGCTGCAGGTGCTATGAGGGCAGCTACTGCAGCTATGGCTGCTAGAGGTTTAGGTGCTTCGTCTTTAGCAGGTCAAGCCTTGATTCAGGCTGCTATGGAAAGTGCTCTGCCTATTGCACAAGCTGATGCACAAACCACTGCTACATTTGAAATGCAGAACTTGTCAAACAGACAGCAACGTGCTATGCTTGCTGCAGAACAACGTGCTGCTTTCATTGGTCAGGAGTTTGATCAGAAGTTCCAAGCTAGAGTTTTAAATGCTGCTAAGATTGCAGATGCAGCTAACATGAACTTCACAGCTGAACAACAGATTGCACTTGAGAATAGCCGTATTGCTAATACCATGAACCTGACTAATCTTAACAACAAGCAGGCTATGGTTATGGCTGAAGCTGCTGCATTAGCTCAACTGGATATGGCTAACTTAGACAACAGACAGCAAGCTGCAGTTTTAAATGCTCAGTCATTCTTGCAGATGGACATGGCTAACTTAAGCAACAGACAGTCTATGGCTATGTTTAAGTCACAGCAACAGATTCAAGCTTTGTTTACTGACCAAGCTGCAGTTAATGCTGCTGAACAATTCAATGCTGCAAATGAAACACAAGTTAAGCAATTCTTTGCATCGCTTGCATCATCTACATCTCAGTTTAATACATCACAGAAAAATGCTATCTCTCAGTTTAACGCTGGTGAAGCTAACGCAATGAGCAAGTTTAACACTGAGGTTAGAAATCAGCGTGAGCAGTTTAATGCACAGAATAGACTTATCATTGACCAGTCGAATGCACAGTGGAGAAGAGAGATTGCTACTGCTGACACTGCCGCTATTAATAGAGCAAATGAAATTAACGCTTCTGCCTTGCTAGGAGTACAGCAAACAGCGTATAATAACATGTGGCAACAGTATCGTGACACTATGGAGTTTGCTTGGAATGCCAGTGATAATCAGCTTGAGCGTATGAATAAGATTGCTATGGCGCAAATGCAGATTGATGCTTCCACTAAGTCAGCGGATAAAGCTGCAAACGCTTCTATGTGGGGTTCTCTTGGTAGCTTTGCTGGAACACTATTTACTACAGACTTATCAAATACCTTTATCGGTAGCTTATTTAACTAGGATGTAATAGATGACAAATATTGCAAGAACAGCATACAATAGAGTTAGGGTAGTTCCTGAAACTAAAACTGCTATTAAGGATCAGGCTAAATCAGCTGGATTACTTGGTCGTATAACAGCACCTAAGAAAACACAAAAGCAGGTTGAGAAATCTCCACAAGAACGTATTGCAGAGTATGTTTCTCAAATCCGGGCTGAACGGGAGAAGTTTAAAAATGCCTATAAATAGAGCTAACGTAGCACTTGAGGCTCCTATTCCCGGTATGTCATTGACTACTGAGCCGGGTAATCGTCCTTGGGAACAACCTCCGCAATATGCTACTGTAGAAGAAGCATTGGAGTATTACGTTCCTAGAATCATGGAACCTAAACTACGGGATGGGTTACTTGATACTATGGAACTTGGTATTCCTCTAACGACTATTGCTAATACTCTTCAGACAGGCGGTGTCATGGAGGGTAAGCACTCTGTTGATGTAGGCATTCTTATTCTTCCTGTTCTTATGGAGACACTCGCTTTCGTAGCTGACTCGGCTAATATTGAATATGACATGGGTATTGAAGATGAAGAGGAAGAACTCTTTACTCCTGCACGTGTAGCCCTTGCTCTTAAGAAGATGGACAAGTGGAAAGTAAATGACAGCCAAAAGAAAGAGGCTGTTGAAACTGAAGAAGAAGATGAAATGCACGAAGCAGAAGAGGGTGCTGAAGAAGAAGCAGCTGAAGAAATGCTTAGCGGACTTATGGCAAGGAGATAACAATGGCTTTTAATTTTGGTGCCTTTGCAGCAGGGTTTGCTCAGTCAGCTGAGAGAAGTATCTTACAGCAAACACAGCGTAGAGATGAAGAAGAAGACTATAAAAAGAAACTTGCGCTTCAGTTTGAGTATGACCAGAAGGCTGCTGATGCTGCTGCTGGAAGAAGTGCCGCTGCTAGCAGAAGAGCTAAACAAGAAGAGTTAGATGCGTTAGCGCAGTCATTAAGTTTTTATGGCTTAACGTCTGAACAAGTTCAGGCCGCTCTTGCTGGTGGTAAGTTTGCTGCTGAGCAGGCAATTAATATGGCTGCTAATTTAAGAACTGCAGGTAAAAATCCATCTGACTATTTTAGAGTAGCTGCTGCTGCAACATCTGCTGAAGATTATAGCAATTCAGACTTTACGGAAACAGTTAATGGTATGACTTTATCGTTGGGCAGACCTGAGGTTTCTGAGATTACTACAGGTCAAGGCTTATTTGATTGGGAAAAGTATACTGCAGATATGTCTCCCACTACTATCTATGATAGTTATGCAGATGGGTTAGCCTCAATTTCGTCTAGGCAGTTGCGCCTTGATCCAGATAGTGCTGAGTATGCTGAATTGCAAAGGCAGAAAGCTTTTTTGCTTGACGATTTAGCTGCTTTTAAAGACGCTGAAAGAGAAAAGGGTAATGATACAACAGGTAGTATTTGGACTACACCTAATCTTATTTCTGAGCAACAAAACGCATATAAATTAGCTGCTCAAACTTTACAGGTTCCTGTAGATATTGAGACGAATATGATGCAGCTTATTGAGGGAAAAGAAGGCGTATTTTATTCTGCGGAATTAGAAGCTGCGAGAATTTTAGAAAGTAATTGGAAAAACACAGGCGAAGAAACTGATACAAGACTTCAGAATACTATTAATACTATGCGAGATAACGCAACAAGAAATATCGAAAACTATGCAAGAAGTACATACTATGGAGAAACTGATACATCTTATAGAAAAAATGTTAATACTATCGAAGAACTAGATCGCAATATAAGTAGGGGTGCCTATAACGTGGGGGATGTTGTCGTTGTAACATCTCCGCTTGATAGTGGAGAAATTTTTATTGTAGCTATTACTAATACTCCAAACTATTCAGCCGCTGCTACTGGTATGGGATTACAAGGAAAGAATGTTATGCCAATAAGAACTGAGCCACGTGAGTATTAATGCAGAAAGATGTGTGCTAAATGGCAAATCCTGTAACACCTATTAATAAAGAATACGACTATAGTGCAGTACCAAGTTATTCTGGTGCTGGTGTTGCTGTGTCTGATCCTAAAGAATATGACTACAGTGCTGTTCCTAGTTTTTCTGGTACTGGTTTTTCTGAATCTAAAGCATACGACTATAGTGCTGTTCCTAGTTTTTCATATAATACAACTACCGCACCACAAGCCAGAGATACTGATGACACAGAGTATGTTGAAATTGATCCTAGAATTTTAGATCGCTTTGAAAAGGAATTGCCGGATTACATTCAAACAAATCTTGATAGGTTAAATACATCTTTAGCTACAGCCAAACAATACGAAACTCGTTCACCCCTTGAAGGTTTTAGAATTGGTGGTGTTGATCCAATAGAAACTGTTCTAGCTGGTGCTGGTTTAATGGATGTATCTGAAGACGAGCTTGTTTCTCAGTACGAAGAGAAAGCATTTGCGTTAGACTACTTGTTAAACCAAGATGAGAATCCTGTAAGGCGTACTTTAGCAAATGAACTTTTTGATAAGGGCTTAAGTATTGACCAAATCTTAATAGACGTTAACGCTGCTGGTTTCGCTCCGGTATACGGCGGAATTGAGTTTGCATATGACATACCAGAACTAACACGTACTACCGCTGAACTTGCTGAGCAAGGAGAGTATGGTAAGGCTGCTCTTATCGGAGGTATTTCAACTGTTGGTGCACTTGCAAGTTTGGCTGGTGCTACTGCTATTGGTAAAGGTGCATTAAGACTAGCACGTAACGGTAGAAATGCCAGACTTAACCGCTCCTTTACTCCATTAGTTGAGCAGGCTAGACTGGCTGAGATAACAGCATCTGAAACTGCAAGAGTAGATGCAGCTGCAGTTGCTGCACAAAACGTTGACTTAAGAAATAGATTCATTTCTGAATACGAACAGCGCACAGGTCAAACAGTTTCTGTTCAAGACGCTGATGGCAACCTTAAGATTGATCCTGATTTAGTTAGGCTCTCTGCAAAAGAACGGTTAGCAGATTTAAACCAAGAAGAACTTGTTGATCTGTTTGGTGAAGATAGGCTATTACAGCCTGTTTTAAATCCTGAAAAGATGGATGCTTTAGTAGCTATGGCATCTGATCTTAGAGCAAAGTTTCCAGATAAATTTCCAGACAACAAGCCTCTTATTGATTCCATATTTGACGTTACGACCACAGAAGAACTCGTTTCTTCTACAGACTTTTTAGAAACGATAACTAAGTATGGTCTTTCAGTTGACGAATATCTATTAGCAGCTATAGGATCAGGTAGTGAAGCGGGTAAGCTTTTGAATAGGCTTTCTCAAATTTCTAGAAAGGCTAAGGGGAAGACACTGGCAGGGCAGGATGCTGCTGACGAGGAGAGAAGAAGCATACAGAGGCAACACGATTTCTGGAAAGCTGTTCAGCGTGTAGAAAGCTTGCGCCGTGGTGGCATGGTTTCTCAAGTAGCTACAGCTGCCCGTAACCTTTCGTCTGCCGCTATAAGAATGCCAGCTGAAAGCCTTGGTAATCTTATGGATGAAGTAATCTACAGAGCTAGTGTTGCTAGAAACGTAGAAGGTAAGGGCATTGTTTCTGCTTCTGCGGAAGGGTTAGGTGCACTGACAGATAGAAATACGTGGGTTGGAGCCTTTAACTCACACAAGTATCTATACAGCAGAAGAGACTTAGCACGTGATTACACAGAGTATATGCTTAATAGACCTGAACTTAGAAAACAATACGACAGAATGTTTAACAATTTAAATGAGATACAAGAAGCTCAGGGCAAGGGTTCTAATACTGTATTAGACAAAGTGCTTACTCCTCTTGAGGACACAGTTGATATTTTAAATACACCGAACCGTTGGCAGGAACACACTGTAAGAAGAGCAGTATACTGGTCTGAAATGGAGAGGCTTTTAAAGAGAGAGTGGAACATTGATTTAAGGGACGCACTCAAAGATGGTAAGATGCGTGAGCTTTTAAACAATGCTCCTTCTGTAAAGCCTGCAAGAGCTAGGAACTTCGAAGAAATAGTAGACGAATCTATTAACTCAGCTTTGGATGTGACATATGCAAAGCAACCGGATAACATAATGTTTAGAGAAGTTACTAGCTTTTTGACTAGGTATGGGTTTACTGCGCTTATTCCCTTTCCAAGATTTATGTTTAGCTCAATGGAGTTATTCGGTCAGTATGCTGGTGGCGGATTTGGTGTTGCTGGCAAAAGAATGACAAATAAAATCTTAGGAAAAGAAAATGTACCACTGTATCAGAGTTCCTATGATAGAAAGCGCATTCAAAGAAACATCATGGGTTGGTCATTGGCTGGTGCAGCCTATGCATACAGATCGTCTGACGATGCACCAGCAGACTATAAAATGATTAACATTGATGACGAAACTAAAATGGACACAAGCGCACAGTATCCTATGCGTCAGTTTTTGTACATTGGAGAAGCTGCAAAGAGACTTACAAACGGAACATTTGATGATTGGTTTGATCCTGTAGAATTTATCTCAACGTTCTCAGGTATAAACACTAGAAGTAGTGTTGGAAGTGATCTTTTAAAAGACATAGTAGATATAGCTACCTCAAATGAAGACTTGGGTAAGGGTCAAAAAACATGGGGGTCTGTAGGTAAAATTGTTGGAAACTATCTAAGTACTTACATAGTACCATTTACTCAATACATGGACGCACAAAGAGCACTTGGTTTAAAACCAACAGAGTATAAAGAACTTTCAGGTGATCCTGTTTTTGATAGTGCACAAGCGTTCTTTAGTGAAGTAAAGAAGCCTTTTAAACAGCGTGGCTTTGCTACAGATGAAGAGATGCTTCCAGCAAAACAGTATTTGTTTAGTGAAAACGGGACTAAAGAGAGAGTTGGTTTATGGTCTAAGGTTATTTTCGGCCTTAGCTTAAGCGAGCGTGATGCTGAATACGGTGAGTATCTTACAGAACTAGGCTTAAACGAGTGGGATGTTGGAAGCAGAAGTATCTCCCCTACACTTAGGAATTGGGAGACACAGCAACTAAGACACTTCCTTCCTATTATTGTAGATGCTGCAAAAGCACGTGAGAATAGACTTAGATTTGACTACCAAAATAGGTCTGATTTTTACAAGCAGAATGTTACGGAACAGGAACACGTAAATAACGGCGTGATCCCACTCATAACTTCTCAAGTTACAAACTTTAGAAGTAAGATACAAGAAGCTAGCCCTGCTAGAGTAGATGCTTATACACGTGCTGTTATAGAGTATAGAAGGCTTGGAAATACTTGGACTAAAATTGCTACGGATGAATTTTTTAAGCGATATGATAGGAACCCAGACCCACTAAATACTGATGATCTACAAAGATTGACAGTAATAGCCAAGGCGCTTAGGTCTGCATACCAAAGATAGAGTAAAAAATTAGGGGGCTTAACGGCCCCCTTTTTTATTGCTATCGTTTGTCTCCACTGCCACCTAGTGTACCAGCTTGTAATCGTGCTGACAGTTTCTGTTCATTCTGTCCTGCGATCATACCCAATGTCAGGTTAAGATCAGTAGCTAGTGCAGCACAGTACCATAGTACGTCACCAATCTCACTGGCAATCTGTTCTCGCCAATCCTTTGGTGCATTCTCAAAGCCATCACGAATAAGCTTCTTCACCTTGTTGGCTACCTCACCTGCCTCACCTGCTAGTCCAAGTGCCGGATACAAAATCTTATGCTCCGGTGGGTAGATTGCAGTACGTGAAGCTGATCGTTGGTATGCGTTAAAGTCAGACATACTGTACTTCTCCTTCAGAAATTGCTCTGCCTCTTTTTGTAGTTTGTTCATTGCGCTTTACTTCCTTCAAGTTCTCAAAGTAAGCAGCGTTGAATCCTCTTTCCCACTCTCTGTATAACATCGTATCATCGCTGAAGGGATTAACTGTCCTGCCTTTTTTGAAATCTGTAACACCTCTAGTATACTGCACTGATAGAGGTGCATCGTGCTTACCAAGTCCACGTTCTTTTCTTGAGTTGTTAAGTTTGTTCATACTCGCTTCTCCTCTTGCATAAATGCAGCTATCCATTGTTTACACAGACTTGATCGAACAATGTCTTCCATGCCAAACTCAACGATAGGTACTGGAAGCATATACTTTTTCACCATGTGAATAGCTTTTGCTAGGCCGCTAGTCTCGTTTAAGTCTGACTGAAAAATGTCACCATTCAGGATCACCTTACAGTTTTCACCAACTCTAGTCAAGAACATTTTAATCTCATGCGGAGTTACGTTCTGTGCTTCATCAAGAATTACGAAGGCATCTTGAAATGATCTGCCTCTCATAGTTTCGAATGGCGCAATCTCAATGTTACCATTCTTTATGCCAGTATCTACTGCACCCTTACCTAAGTTCCAGTGCAGAACCTCTAGCACTGGCATAACCCACGGCATCATCTTCTCTTCAAGTGTACCGGGAAAGTATCCAATGCTTTTACCTGCAGCGATATTAGGTCTAGTCACGATAATCTTATCAATAGACTTTGTGATGTACTGATTAGCTGCATATGTAGCTGCAATGTAAGTCTTACCTGTACCTGCTGGGCCCAACACGATAACCTGATTATACTCACTGATAGCCTTGATATATTCAGCCTGTTTATCCGTCTTAGGTAGCAGCTGTGCTGTTTCTTTCTTAGCTGCATTCTTGTACGTAGTCTTGCGCTTGCTTCTAGTGGATTCTTCCTGCACCGCTTACTCCAGATTAAGGTGTTTAATTAGGTCTGAGTAACCACCAATGTAGTTACCCCCATCATCAAAGATTTGTGGAACGCTTCTGTGGTTTGCCTGTCGAATGAGTGTAAGTAACCACCTACTGCTTGGGCTATCAACGTGATATTCTGTGTATTGAATATTCATGCCCTTTAGTACAGACTTAGCCGAGTCACAAAAATTGCACTGTGTTCTGCCTACGATGACCCACATTAGCCTTGCCCTCTATTCTTTTTATAGCTGCGCTTCTTGCTCTTGTTCATAGAAGATAACTTAACTGAACTGTTGGAATTGCCCTGAGAGGTTTTCTTTCTGTGAGGCTGTGGCTTCCAAGTCGTATTACCAATTACTCCTTTAGGCTTTGCCATTCATATCTCCGTTTACATCGCTCCGACCAGTGTGCTTTTTATTCCGTCCCAAGGAAATGCGTTCTTTAAGTTCTCTGCTTCTATCAACAAGCTTTCTCAGCTTATCGTCTGTGTCTGAGATTGCCCACTGCACTCTCCAGTATTCGTCTTTAAGTTCTTCCATAGTCATCTCCATTTACTTCTCCTTTGTTTGGTGCCAACTGTCGGACTCGAACCGACACGCCCATAAGAGCAAGAGATTTTAAGTCTCTGGTGTCTACCTATTCCACCAAGTTGGCTAATAGGTTACATATTAATAGTCTCAACTTCAGCATAGGGAATGTGATAGAACAATTCCCCCTTGAGAATGTTACGACCACTAGCTTCTTTCAATCGTTCAGGCTTAAGTGCGCTGTCCTTGATGCGGAAACACTGCTTAAAGTCTTTACGGAAGATGTAGAAGTTTAGAAACCCAGAGCCATACTTA